CGAACCTACTCCAAACAACCGCAGGAAGTGAAGCTTGCCCGTCTTTACGGGATTCCAAGCAAGGCGATGGAGGGGAGATTCCCTAAGTTCAACCGCGATACTAATGTCGTCCCCCATGAACGAATCCCCTTCATCGCTGATCCTACGGTACGAACCACCCGGTACTTTGTCTGCGATCCCGGTGGATCAAAACCTTGGGTCGCGATATGGGCGGCAGTCCTGGAGGATGGCACGATCTATGTGTACCGGGAGTTCCCTGATTCATCGATGGGTCAATGGGCATTGCCACATGTGAATGGCTTGGGCAAGAGCGTGGGCAAACCAGGGCCTGCACAGCGTCCGCTAGGATGGGGGTATGCCGCATACAAGGAGCATTTCGAGGCTTTGGAACAGGGCGAGGATATCTTCGAGCGAATCGTTGATCCCCGTATGGGAGCCGCCACGGTGCGCGAGAAGGAGGGGGAGAGTAATATTATTAACACTATGGCGAATCTTGACTTTGTTATGCGACCCGCACCGGGCGTGGAAGTGGAGGCGGGTATTGCAAAAATCAATGATGCACTAGCATGGGATGATACGGAACCAATGACAGAGAAGAACAGACCCAAACTCTTTGTATCTGACAGGTGCGATAATTTTATTAGCTCGATGCTTGAGTATACGGGGAGTTCCCGCCAGGAGCATTTTAAGGATTTTGTGGATACTATCAGATATTTAATGGTCAGCGGACCTGACTATATTGGTGGTGGAAGCCTGATGTGTACAGGTGGCGGTGGATATTGACTTGCCATGTCAACTACAAAAGGGTACATTATGCTACGCATATGCAGTCTGCCGCCGATGACGAACTTTTATATGTCAGTAAAGAGCCTGATGTTGACTATCTTGCGGAAACCTACCGCAGGACACAGTCGGAGTTGGGCGAATGGTTAGACCGTAGACAGCGCGATTACGATGTAAGAAATTGTTTATGGGCAGGAAAGTCCGATAATTTCAAAAAGCATTCCCATCTAAGCCAAACCGGAGAGGTATTCCCCTGGGATGGTGCGAGTGATCAAGAGATCCGCATGGTGGATAATCAGATAAACAAGTGCGTGGCTATGACTACAAATGCGGTAAGATCCGCACATATCGTAGCTACCCCTGTGGAATCAGGTGATGTTGAGCGTGCTAATGTAATATCTATGTTCCTTCGTTGGTTAATGAACTCCAAGATGGAGGAGTTTTACGATCAATTGGAATTAGGATTAAACCACTTTTTCGAGAAGGGCCTGATGGTCCACTATGTTTATTGGGACTCCAAGGAACTTAAACAGCAACAAACCATCCGCCTGGATGAGATCGCACAGGCACTTCCACAGATCGCACAAGTGATTCAGGATGGAAGTATGGATGAGGAATTATCTGCCGCGTTAAAAGACCAATTTAAAGTATCCAAGTCCAAAGCAAAAGCGATGCTCCGCGAGCTACGCAAGGATGGTACAACCACAGTCCCCGTTACCCGCCAGGTCGTAAATCGACCCCGCATCAAAGCATTGGCACCGGACGAGGATGTTATTTGGCCTAACTATACTATTGATCCGCAGGAGGCACCTTATTGCTTTCATGTATTGCACATGACACCTGAGCAGTTGGAATCCAAGGTTAACTCTGAAGGATGGGATGCGGAGTTTGTGGAAAGGGCGAAGGATCAAGCCAAGCATACACAGACAGACAATAGTCTATATAATGTGCGTCAGGAAGATGCGATCATTCGTGATGACGATGAGACTATTAGAATAGTGTACTGTTATCAAAGACTGCTTGATGAGGATGGAGTTCCCGGTATCTACTGCACAATCTTTCATCCCGATATTCCTGAGTTGTATGCCAAGCATGAACTTATGGATTATGCTCATGGTAAGTATCCATTCGTGGTCACGAAATATGAGAATGTAAGCAAGAGACTTTACTCATCCCGCTCAATCCCTGAAGTGGGAGAACCTCTTCAGCAGGTAGCCAAGATTGAAAGTGATGCACTAGTTGACCGTCAATCATTAGCAACTTTGCCCCCGCTTGAACATCCTCTCGGAAGGCCCCCCACGAAGTATGGTCCGGGGGTTCGTATACCGTATCGTACACCTGGCGAGATCCGTTGGGCAAGCACACCCCCATTTGATGGCGGAAATGTGGAAGTCCGTAGATACATACAGGAATTATTCGACCGCTATATGGGAAATAACGCTCCAGGCGTTGACCCCGTGGAAGCGCAGAACAAACAGCAAGCCACGATCAATAAGGTATTTAACCACCTCAAATATGTGATCGACCAAGTATGGACGCTGTATCAGCAGTATGGACCCGATGCAGAGTTTTTCCGAGTTACCGGAATGCAGGATGTACAGAAGTTTAGTAAGGGAAGACCAGGCGAAAGATTCGACTTTTACTTGCAGTTCGATGTGGCAACTCAAGACCCTGAGCAAATGTTAGAAAGAGTTAGAGCGATAGCAGAACTCGCACCTGCATTAGACAGGTCAGGCACTTTAGATACAGAGAGACTTCTGCAACTTGCAGTTGGACAGATTATGCCGGGTGCGTCTGAGAAGATTATTATTCCCAAGGAGACAGCATCACAGAAAGCGGTGGATGAGGAGAGACAGACAATTGCCGAGCTTATGGCAGGAGTACCGCCTAATGTGCGTCCACAGGATGCACATGAACTGAAGATGCAAGTATTTCAACAGTGGTTATCACAACCTGATATTCAACAAAAAGCTCAACAAGATCCGGCCTTGCAGGAGCGTATACAGAATTATATGCAACAGCGTCAGATGCAGATCACGCAGAAACAAAACGCTGTGATTGGCAGACTCGGTGCGGCTCCCACGCAATTCGGACAAACCGCTCAGACAGAAGCGGCATAGAAAGGGACATATATTATGCCAATGGTAGGTAAGAAAAAATTCGGTTACGGCACAAAAGGTAAAGCGGCGGCTAAGGCTTATGCGAAGAAGACCGGGAAGAAGATGGTCAAGAAGCGTGGCAAGCGGTAAACCAACTAAAGTAAATTCGCCAAGACGAATCCGCAAAGGCGAGCCAGGCTACGGCAAGAAGAAGTTTGTAGTCTTAGCATCTGAGGGCGGTAAGAAAAAAACCATCCGTTTTGGGGATGCTAATCTTAGTATTAAGAAAAACAATCCTGCTCGCAAAAAAAGCTATTGCGCAAGGAGTGGTGGCATTAAAGGCAAAAGTACTAAATTAAGTGCTAATTATTGGTCACGAAAAATGTGGAACTGCTAGATGCCAAAGGACGCATGCTATAAGAAAGTAAAGGCACGGGTAAAAGTATTCCCGTCTGCCCGTGCGTCCCAACAGATTGCGAAGTGTCGCAAATCAAAAGGTCAGGTAAAGAAGTCCGCCAAAGGTGCATCCCTTAAAAGATGGAAGGACGAAAAATGGCAAGATACACGAACCGGTAAACCATGCGGACAGGGCAAGTCGAATGAATATTGCCGGCCAACCAAAAGAGTTTCTAAGAAAACCCCAAAAACAAAGAGCGAAATGTCCAAGAGTCAGCTTGCCCGCAAGAAAGCGGAAAAGCGAAAAGTAGGAATGGGCAGGCGCGTAAAACCCGTAAGAAGAAGAGCATGAGAAGATGTCTCATTTGCAGAAGGAGATCTATTGGATTGTACTGCTCGCGATGTTCTTCATCGAACGAGATGTGATCCTGGACACCATGTTTGCGATCCTAAATATTATTTACGACAATTTTAAATGAGCAAAACGAATCACGAAATTAATCATGAAGATGCAATTAGAGCGCTGTCCGCTCTCAAAAACGACCCCCACTTCAAGCGATATATTGAGATGCGTGAAAGTATGCGTGAAGAAACTATCCGGGCGTTGCAGGCTCCTGAGAGCATTGGAGACACAAACAGACACTTTTACATCACAGGAAAACTCGAAGCGATAGACGAGGAACTAGACATTTTCTACAAGCTTTAGCTCGTTCCAAAGAGATAATACCCTCTGCGCTAGGGGTGGCGCAGGGGGTTTTTTATTGCCATTGTCAAGACAATATACTACATTTTGCTACACTAGGCTACAGCCTTGATTATTATGGAAACATTAACCGAAGAGGTTGTCTCGGAGTCCTCTGAAAATTCCGTGGAAACAGAAACGCCCGTGGATGGCAATGTATCAATGGCAGAGTTTGCTGATCAATTACTGAAAAGTAGACAAACCCAAGATGCGGAACCTGAAGCAAGCACCGAGGAGACGGACGAACCCGCTGAAGAAACTGCGGAAGTTGAGGAAGTCGCCGAGGAAACACAGTCTGCTGAAGATGTGGAAACGGAGGATGATTCATCGCCGCCCCCACAGCCTTCGGAAAATGTTCTTTTACAGAAATATAATATCGACCTGGACAACTTGTCAGAAGAGGAAAGTCGAGACCTAGCCAAGGCCCTGAATGCATCTGCGGTCAAACGGTTTGGAAGACTTACCGCTCAGAAGAAAGCATTACTTGCAGAAAATGAAGCATTGCAGGCGAAGGCCGAGCAAGCCAAGCAGGAACAAGTAAGCGATAAACCTGAGTTCCTTAAAGATAATGCATTACACAATGTCAGTGATGAGAATGCACTCACGAAAGAAGTCGAGAACCTAAACACTTTAATTGAGTGGGCAGATGATGGACTTGATAATGAGGTGCAGTACGATGACGATGGAAATGAGTATATCTTAAAGGATGGCGATAAGACTTACTCTAAGAATGACTTAAAAAGGATAAGATCCAATGCGAAGAAAATAATTCGCAAGGATGCGCCTGCCCGTCAGAAGTGGATTGAAGAGCGTAATCACGCTGACGAACAGGCAATCAAAACCTTTGACTTTTTAGGAGATCCTGAGAGTGCAGACTACAAGTTGTTTATGGATGTAAAGCAGTCACCGCTCTACAAACCATTGGTCGATCATTTACCAAACTCTAACTTTGCTCTTGCCGCTATGGTAGTGGGCATGAATGCGGTAAACGAACGGGCCACACAAAAGTCTAAACCCGCCCCCAAACCAAAAGCACCCGTGGCATCCACGGAGGCAGGAGCGGCAAGGGCAAAGACTCCACAATCAAATAAGCTGAAGGCTGTGGGAGCGGCGAAGAAGAAATACGAAGCTTCCGGGTCAATGGCAGACTATCAACAATATTTAAAACTTAGAAAATCTTAGGAGGAAAATAATATGGCACAAGCTGCTTCTTATAATACCGCCGGGAATCGCGAGGACTTAACAGATGTCCTTACAATCCTGGAACCCGAATCTACGCCATTCGTAAGTATGGCAAAAAAAGCCGCCGCATCAGGCACATTCTTTGAAGTACAAACACAATCCCTTGACCAACCATCATTTGATGGCGTTAATGAGGGTGAAGATGTTACAAGCTTTGATAACAAATCTGCTGATCGCGTTCGTCTTGGCAATTATATACAAAAATTCCGCAGAACTTATCAAGTCTCTGATATTCAAGAACTTGTGGACACCGCGGGTGTCGCAAGCGAGTTCAGCCATAGCGAGGCGCTCGCTGTACGAGAAATTAAGCGCGATATGGAATCTGCTGTATGTTCAGCACAGGATCGTCAAGCAGACTCCGGAGCAGGCGCACCATACAAAACCCGTGGAATGTTTAAGTTCCTTGGTCTTGGTGGTCAACCATCCGACATCCCTGCAGCTTTCCAAAATGTTGCTAATGACACAACCGGAACGCAGACCGAGACTACCTTCAACAGCGTTCTTCAGGAACTCTACGAAGCCAACGGAATGCCAGGCGGACAACTCACCTTGATCGCAGGTCCAACTCTTAAGAAAGAGATTAGCGACTTTGCCCGTCAAGAAGGTTCAACTACTGCATTATCCTTCCAAGTTACTCAGCCTGCTGAGAGCAAGAAGATCACCTTGTCTGTAAATTTCTACGAAGGAGACTTTGGCAATATTGCGATTATTCCGTCAGTATTTTTGAATAGGACTTCAGGTTCTTCCACTATCGATAGTGATGCCGGACTTCTTATTGATCCTGAGTATGTGGCAATCCACACCTTGAAAGCTGAGTCTAATTCTGAGCTTGAGAATCAAGGTGGCGGAAGGCGCGGATTCTGCGATGTTATCGCCGGACTCGCCTGCCACAGCCCGAAAGCTCACGGTTACTTTAACTAATCTAAATTAGGAGAACCAAAGAAATGGGAAACGAATTAAGCAATAACGAAGCAGGACGCGGGTTTACTCACATCTACACCGCAACCTACGAGGACCTACAAACTATCGGTAATGGTGGCCAAGCTACCATCGCAACCATCCCTGCGGGTGGTGCCGTTGAAATGGTAGGAGTTTACGAATCCGAAGCGTTTGCAGGAACAACATCTCTTGTTATCGATGTAGGAACTTCATCCGGAGATCCCGATGAGTTTATCAATGCTCTTGATGTTGATGGTATGAGCGCTCCTGTTTTCAATACAGGGGATGCCTTCACGGATGCTCAATCTCAACCTGTTGGTGGAACAAATAGTGCAACATCAGTGCTTTTAGAAGTTACGGATGCCGCAATCGCATCAGCTACAGCAGGAAAGATCGTCGTTGGTCTGCGTATCGTAGACCTCGGACAATTTGCGTAAATAGCGCATTTAGGGGGGGAGAGGTTCGCAACGCGGGCCTCTCCCTAACCCACAACTAAACGACTATGCCAAACATACTTTTACCTAAGTGGAAGAGCGGAAACGGTTCACAGTTTATGAAAAACTTGGATCGTTATTTGCGTTACGAGGTAGACCTCGAAAAGCACGAAGCATCGATGCGTGAACAAATGGCACGCAAGGAAAACGAAGCGATGGGCGTGGCAAAGACCGAAGGACTTGGTCAGTTAAAAGCCACAATACCCGCCAGGGAATATTTCCGTTGGCATCAATCCCATCGTGGATGTTGGTCAGACAAGAGCTTCGTAAAAGAGTTTCTTCGTGACAATCCCTCATTTAAGGCAAAGTCATTTGGCAAGCAATCATTTACAGGTCAAAGCTTTAAGCCCGCATGAGACAAGTACCAATAAGCACAATGCTTTCCAATCTCAAGCACACGATTGGGGTAGATAGCTTATTGTCGGATGAGCAAAATGCGGCTATCCGTAGTTTTAATCGCTTTGGAAGATTAGCATGGGAGCGCACTAGATGGCCTGATACTATTCGCTTAGAGCAGAAGACACCTAGCTTACAAGTACGCAATGTAAGTGTAGGTAATGGTGGAACAGGTTATACATCTGCACCAACAGTATCATTCACAGGAGGTGGAGGCTCAGGAACAACTGCTACTGCGACAATCGACTCAGAGGGTCGTGTAAATGGTGTGGCAGTGACTGCACATGGCACAGGATACACTTCTGCACCAACAGTCGTATTTACTTCATCAAGTGGAAGTGGAGCAACCGCATCATCAACTGTGATGAATGTGTTAGAGTTTAGTAATAGTATAGGTGAGGTTTTGCGTGTTACTAATAATGATCCCTATGATACAGGATTTGCTGATGAGGTAGCATATCGTGTAGAATTTTCCTCAAACTTAGAATCAGATTTTGGGCAAATTACATTGGTTGATCGCTCAAGCACAAAACCTGTATTTGTTTTATATCGCGCACCATTTACTGACTATATATCCACTAGTACAGACTTCCCTTATATATTTAGCGAGTATGCCACATACGGAGCATATGGGGATTGGTTAACCGCAGATGGTCAAATGGAAAAAGGACAGGTCGCATTTCAACAGGCTGAATCACTTATAACGATGGAGCTAGACAAACTAGAGCGTCAGCAAGGTCAGCAGAACTTTATACAATTCGTAACTTACGGAACAACATACTCAACCAATATTTAAAATGGCAAACGAATACAGAGGATTAGGACTAAACGGAGGGAAGTACATCAATGATACTGCCGCACATGAAGGAGACTTTTTTTGCATCACGGCAACTGAAGATACAGTCTTAGCAAGTGTTACAAGTAACATTGATAATATCGCAGACCTATGCACAGGACAAGACGCAACCACATTATCTGCTAACACAGCAATTTATGGACGCATTACTTCAGTTACTTTAACAAGTGGTGCGATTATAGCATACAAGATGTAAAATGCTTGGAACTGATCTATCATTAAGCGCAGGTAGACCCTCGACTGCAAATGGAATACCTTCATCAGGTGGCGGTGGTGCATTCACGAACACCTACGCAGTAGAATTTGATGGTACGGATGAATTTATGACCACAGGTTACACTTTCGCAGGTTCTACCTTCTCAGCTTCTATGTGGGTCAAACCGACCCTAGGAGGAGCTAATAGGTGGATTGGAGACGATACGACAGGTGGTAATGCTATGCGTTTAGACTTCGGTAATAAGTCAACGAATTGGTTTGTGAGATTAGGTGCAGGGCAATCTACGAGAAAGACTGTAAGTGCAGCAGTAGTCAATGACGGGGCTTGGCATCATGTGGTACTGACCATTAATGGCACATCTGTTAAGATTTATGTAGATGGTTCAACCACGGGCGGAGATGTATGGACAGCAGGTTCTCCTCTTTCAGCAGGATCAAATGCAGTCATGGTAGGCAGAGGTACAGGTTTGTATGACGGACTGATGGATGAGGTGGCGTTTTGGGATGTAGAGCTTTCATCTTTTGATGTTACCACGCTCTATAGTGGTGGTGCAGTAAGTGACATTTCGTCTGTTGGAAATAGCGGAGCCGGGCCTTTTGCTTTTTGGAGAATGGGTGATAATAACGGAGGGACAGGTACTACGATAACTAATCTAGGATCAGGAGGATCTACTAACAACGGTTCATTTCCTAACGGTATTACTTTTGAATCAACTGACATACCCTCTTAATAACTATGAGAAACTATGTAATCATTGACGCATCGGAAGTAAGTTCCGTTGATTTTGACCAAGTCCTAGAAACCTCGGCAGAAACGCTTAGATATAATATAAATCCTGCGGGTACTCAGACCTTCGTAAAGTTCGAGGGTGAAACACCATCATTCCTAGCGGGTAAAACGCAGTACACACATTCCGAGATGCTTGAGATCTTAGCAGGCGAGGAGTGGACAGACCCTGACGCGAATCCTTAATAAATTATGAGCGACTTACAAAACCGAACACCCGCCAACACCTACAAGGGCTTACTCCAGGTAGGCGATTACACGAATGGAGTAGATCCCACTAGCAAGTATGTATCGGACGGGGAAGGTACTAATTCAGCCCTATCGTTATCAACCACAAAGGTGGGTATTGGGACTGATAATCCGAGTCAGGAATTGGAAGTAAATGGTGATATTGTAGCAACAACATTAACCACAAGTGGGGCAGTAACAGCGAGTGGAGCAGTAACAGGAGGATCAGTAACAGCAAGTGGAGCAGTAACAGGAGGATCAGTTTCTACAAATGGAGCAGTAACAGCGGGTTCAATTGATGTGAGTGGTAATGTGATTGCAGACGAGTATGCTCTCGATGGAACAGGCTCAAGCACTTCTGCGTTAGCTATTCATGCACCCATACCTAATGAACTTGCAATACGCACGAATTCAAATGAGCGAGTAAGAATCGACAGCAGTGGCAAAGTAGGAATTGCTACCGATCCATCAACAGCAAATCTAGAAGTTAAGGGTACAGAAGCTTTTCGATGTATAGGCACAGATGGGAATGACAAGCTTAGAGTTTATACAGCAGATAATGGGGCAGTTTTAGGTATTGGTTCAGATGTTAGCTCAACCGATTTAATCCGACTTGATGCACGACCTTCATCACCTAATCATTCGTGGTTTAATTCAGGAAATCTAGGCATAGGAACAGAAACTTTTGGTACAGACAGTGGAAATCAGCAGACTAAATATGTCTTAGGCATGAAAGTAGTTGGGAATCCTCCTGCTACTAGTCCGGCTGATATAATTCAGTTGTACGCTGAAGACGTTAGTAGTTCTGCGGAACTTAGGGTTCGTGATGAACTAGGTAATGTTAAAACTCTTTCACCACACGCAAAAGATGCCCCTACTTCTTTATATGATAGACCACCGGGCGTGGAAGAAATGCATCGAAGCGCCAATCACTATTTAGGAACTATTATTTTTACAAATGTGGATAGGCGAAACACACTTATGCAGAAACAATTAAATGGTGAGGAGTTGCCTGAAGATCGTACATTTACAGTTACAGAAACATTTGCTGAGTATAACGCTCGTACAGGTGCTGACTTACAAGTGGAAGATTGGGATGCGAATCAACAAGCTATGGTAGATGCTGATGAATCCTATATTAAAAAGCCGAAACCTGAGTGGTTGAGCTAATTCATGGCAACTGAAGTAGGAGAGAATGTACAGGTCAAAGCAAACTTGGCATTCATGGCAAAAGTCATTGCCATTGTTGGAACTGCTGTATGGGGGTATTCGGTTATTTGGAATAAAATTAACGAACTCGACAATAGCTTGGGGCGAGTGCAACACGAAGGCACTTTGCTTGGGGATCTATCTGCTAGGATGATGCACTTAGAGAAATTCGCAGAGCAAGCAAAAGCAGATCTCGATCATCTAGTTGAGATGCAAGATGCTCCGATTACCTCTGATTATCAACAGTTCGAGCGACTAAATTATTTGGAAAAGGAGTTGGATCGACTTCGCGACAGGGTGGAGGAGTGAGATGGAGATTTCACATTATATGTTTGCGGGAGTTGGCGTTGCCATATCAATCCTTGCATTCTTCATCAAACGCAATAAGTGGGAGATCGATGACATGAAGGAGCGTCTCCGTCAGATCGAGATTAGCGATGCTGGTCAATCCAAGGATGTCGAGCATTTAAGCAAGCTTTCTGAGGATCGCAGAAGAGATATACAAAAACTTTTTGAGAAACTAGATGCAAAATAATGTTCGAGCTACTTACACTATTTCTGACAGGTGGGGGATCAGCCGCAATGGGGAGCATACTCAAGGGTGTGTTTGGAATGCTCACAGATACGAGGCAACAGAAGTATGAGATCGAAATGGCAAGAGAGGCTCGGAATAACGAGTTTGCAATTAAGTTCCAAGAGAGTCTCAACAGTGGTGATGGGGGTGCTTTTACTCGCGCAACTCGTAGGATGCTCGCGCTCATTGGGATGGGTACAATCTCATTCGTCACGTGCATCACAGCAATTTATCCATCAATCCCACTCCTCAGTACTACAAATATCACAGGAGAAGGAAAATCAGAGATTCTTTTCGGACTCCTCAGTTTTCCAACAGAGCAAGCCAATTTGGTCGTCACCACCGGCCACCTCTGCCTTTTCCAAACATCTGTCGTGTTGCCGATGATTGTCGGATTTTACTTCACACCGGGAGGGCGTAGATAATGCTTGATCGCGTCTCAGTAGCAGGCATGAGCGGAACTGCCGCAACCTTTGGATTGTCCACGATAGATACATTCTTAGGAATTGCAGTAGGGGCAGTAACGCTAGTGTATATGAGTATTAAACTGTATCAGGAGTTAAAGAAGTGAGTAGATACAGATCATATGGTAGACTAGACGATCCATTCGTGACGGAAGGGGATACTTTCTTTTTGCGAATGAATGCCCGTCTGCGACCCAATCAGTTAAAGCCTGGCGAGGTAGCCCTGTCCAAGAATGGTCGCATGAATGACGATGGGACATGGCAACCACGCAAGGGATTAAACACTCTTTTTGGATCGATTACCACAGGAGAGGATGCGATCCGTTTACCCTATATTATTTTATCTGCATCTCGGTCATCCAATGTAGTCACCGCAGTCTTGGATGAAACCCCTAGCCTGTCTTTTATCGTTGGTGATAATATCACGATTGATGGGTTGAACTTCACAGGAAATGATCCGAATGGCACATTTGCTTTAGCCTCGGTTAACTTCAATACACGCACAATCACCTATGCTTCTACAGGTGCTAATGAGGTATTTACAACAGTAGGATCATCTCAGCGTTATGGCGATATAGATATTGATTGGTCTGACATGACTGAGCCTTGGATTTCGTATAATCCTATTGGTAGAACATCAGTCGCATCGATGGGTAATTCGATTACTACGACTATTAACTATGTGGTTACTGTGGCATCTAGGTTAAGTAATGTGGTAACTCTTACGCTACAGGACACACCTGCTTCAGAGTTTGTGGTCGGAGGGACTGTTCATGTGGATGACATTGATGCATCAATTAATGGTAGTCATACGATCACTGCAATTAACACATCTGCCAAAACAATAACTTTTGCCGACACAGGGGCAGATGTTACTTTCACTGTTAAGAGTCCTAATGTCGGAGACACATCAGTCGCATCGACCACAGAAAACTTTACCCTAAACGATGATGCGGTAAATGCAGTCTATGGATCAGCAGTCTTTAGTGATGCTACCTCAGAGAATGATGACTTTATTTTCTCAGCATCGAATAATCTTTGCATAATCATTAGGCTCAAAGATTCAAAGCTATATAAGTGTAGATACGAGCAAGGTGGGGAGACTGTGGATGCACCATGTGGAATGACCCAGGGCTTTGATAAGATGTTTATCTTTAGAACTCGTAAGACCACCCTATCTGCGAGTCCTGTTCTAAACAGAGTGCAGATTTCGGAAGCAACACAGTCAGGTCAAACAATTACAGTTACCACTGAGTCCAATCATAATCGATTAGTCGGTGACTTTGTCACGCTTACACGATTGGGTAATTGGGAATACAATCCAAACGATTGTTATCAAGTGGCAACTGTTCCATCCTCCACGCAGTTGACAGTCACCATGACTCAGTCGCAGACGAAAGAATTTAATGTCAGTGGCGCACAGGTGGAATACTTTGAGGACTTCGCCAAGGTGGCGAATGGTGCATATACAGCACCTGTTTATCTGACAGATAGTAGTTCGGCATCCGTCAGTGGTGTCGTGACTATGGATGTTTCATCACATGGACTTGCAGTCGGAGATAGACTTACAATCCACACTTCACAGTCTGCGATATATGATAGTTTTATTGGAAGTGAGGTGGTGGTCACAAGCGTTCCTACTGCAAATCAGTTTACTTTTAATATTGGAGTTAAAGATGATTCAAATCATTCCTTAACAGTCAGCAGACCACTCGCTTTAGGCAAAGGATTTATCCATCAGCCTGCGGCTCCCTTTGGCGAATTTCATCAGCGTAGACTATGGGTTCCGTATCAATATACATCAGCAACCGCCCCAACAGATCGATCAATTAGGGACGAGCTAGTAGCCTCGGATATCTTAGACTCGGATACATTTGACGAGATCGGAAATCAATTTCGTATATCATCAGGTAAGAGCGATTTTATAGTAGGGATTAAAGGTTTCACACAGGATTCGGTAGTCGTATTCAATCGTAAATCCATTCATCTGATGACAGGTGTGAGTGGATCTCTTGCCGATGTAAAAACTACAATGGTCACAGACGAGGTCGGATCATCTGCCCGTAAATCTATTGTTCAGGTGGCTAATCAAATTTTATTTCTATCTGACCAAGGGATATACAGTGTGGACTTTATCGATGAGTATAACTTGCGAGGTACAGGCACACCGATCTCAGAAACAATACAGCCTTTTATTGACCGCATCAATCAGGACTTTGCCCACCTGTCAGTAGGCGTTTATTTTAATAACCGCTATTGGTTAGCACTTCCGTTAGATTCAAGCGTAGGCATAGCTGATGGTAATAAGCTGAATACTATTTTGGTTTATAACTTCATCAACCAAGGCTTTGAAAGTATTGACACTGTAGACTCTGAAGATTTCGCAATACGCGATTTATTAGTAGCACGGGAAGGTTCACAGAATGCTCTTTACTTAACTACTGAGGAAGGTGGAGTTCATAAGGTGGATGCGATTGAGGGTAATGATTTAGTCTTAGAGCAAGTCGGTCAGGAACTTTCCAACGAGCCGGGTCACAAAGTGATTAGCCAACTGACTACTCGTCAATACGATGCCGACTCCCTAGATCGTAAGACATTCAGTCGGGCAGAATTACAATTAAAATCAAGCGATGTAAATCCATCGAATGGAAACATACAGTTTATCGCAGAAGACCCTGATTCAGTTAGTGAGACAAACACTTTATCATCTTTACTCGGTAATGAATTAGATACGGCAGAAGATACATCTGTTCGATTACGAGTTAATAAAAGAGGATTTGGTATACAGGCAGACTTTCAGCCAACCAATGGCAGACCCTATGTTCGTTCAACACGGGTAGATGCTAGGCTTTCAGATCGATCAACCACTTCCGTGCAATAGGAGAAATAACAATGGCAATCTTACAAACAGGACAAACTTTTTCATCGGGTGATCAGGTCACCTCTCAAAAGCTAATGGATATCGCTGACTTGGCGACATTCAGTGACCCGGCTGATGGTGCAACTATTATCGTAAATAACGCCACCTATGGTGTAAGTGGTGGGGATGGTAAGCTGAAAGTTAAGGCGAAAGGCATTAGTAGTAACGAATTACTTCATCACGAAACGGATGATGCCAATCGTGCAGTCACGACAAATCACATAAAGGATCAGGCAGTGACATCTGCGAAGCTTGCTCCTTCAGCGATATCGTCACTTATGCCCACAGGTACAGTCATGCCATTTGCAGGTACTACTCTTCCTAATAGTGATTGGTTATTCTGTGATGGTAGTGAATATAGCGAAACAGGCACATATTCTAATTTATTTAGTGTAATACAAAGCACATATAATACAGGTAATACAACTCCTTCTCACTTTAGCGTTCCTGATCTAAGAGGTCGAGTAATTGCAGGTCAGGATGACATGGGAGGGACATCTGCTAACACTTTAACTAATGCACAGGCAGATCAGTTGGGTGGAACATTAGGTGAAGAAGAACACCTCTTAACTTCTGCCGAATCGGGAATGCCTGCTCACAAACATACTGTTGATAATAGTGATACGGGAGCTTCTACAGTAGGTAGTTGGGCGTATGGAGATGAAGGGGATGGAGTGACGGTGTCAACTAATGAGACAAATGATGTTGCGGCTCAAAACGCATCTTCTGCACACAACAATGTCCAACCAACAATCATTTTAAATTATATTATTAAGACTTAATAGCCATGATGAAGAATAAAACAAAAGATCCATTGGCACAGGCCGCTCGGCTTTTAAATGAGAATGCTCCCGAAGGTGAGTCACTCGCCTACATTAATTCAGCAGAAGCAAAGATGCTCAAAGATGCCGGAGGGGCAGGCGAGCCGGTAAACAGTTCGGGCGTTCCATCGTTCTTTTTAAATAAGCTCTTTGGCGGAGGAAAGAAACCACCTCCCATGCCAAAACTTGATGTCGGCAAATCTGCTCGCGATTATGTAGATGCTATGGCAGACCCTGCTTTACAGGGTAAGCTCTTACAGACTCGTCAGACATACGATCCTCAATATCAGGACTTACAGTTAAGTCTTGCCCAGCGAGCCGCTGATCCGATGGCACAGCTTGCGGAACAGCAGGCCATGCGCGCACAGGAGTTTGGCGGTCAGATGGCCGAGCGTCAGGCAGGTACTGATATATCTCTGATGAATCGATTTGGTGCTGACATGACCCAGGCGGCGAGGGCATCCGATCCGCTCATGCAGGCTCGCGTGGAGCAGGCAAATCAGTTGGCCGACCAGGCATTTCAGGAAGCACAGATGCAGGACTTATCTCCTGAGATGAGACGCAGGGCAACTCAATCCGCCAGGGAGTCATTGGTGGCTCGAGGCAGGGACATGGACAATGCGGCAATCGCGGCCGAGGCGATGAGCAGGGAAGACTATCTGCGTGATATATTACGCGAGAACCGACAGCAGGCACAAAGCCTTGGAGGTTATGCGAGTAATCGAAATCGTGCCACCTCTGTCGAGCCATTAATGATGGCAAGAGGTGGAGGTAACTTTACCCAGCAAGGTTATGGCGAAAGGGCGGCG